TTTTTTAATTATTTTTACTTAAACCGCTGGATAGCACCTTCTGCAGTACATTTAAAGTTCTTACCAGTAGTACCACAAACGTATTGGTAAGGATACTTGTGCGAACGAGAGTTGTAACCAGTAAGAGTATCGCCTTTAGCATTTTTAAAGTTTGTAATTCCTGCAGACCTAGCAACCATTTCTAGCATACGGTCTGTTCTAGTAACAACACCTTTAACTTTAGCGCTTACCTTGATAGAAACTTCTGCACTTGAGAAGCTCATGTTACCAACTTCAATTTCTAGATTAGCTTTAACGGCGTACTTGTTCATTACTTCTTGCATTTCAGCGCGAAGAGCTTTAAGAGTAACTTTGTCAAATTGTGCGAACTTAGTCATGATGTAATCCTTTTGGTTTGGTTTATATGTATATTATAAGCTAGTTTGAAACCAATGTCAACAGTTATTTTCATTTAATTTCAAGTTTTTTACTAGCTTGTTTCCTCATTTCTTATATACATTATACTACAAACCAACGGGGATGTCAACAGTTATTTTCATTTAATATGAAGTTTTTTACTCTTTTTTACGCTTTATATTCATGTCTTCGTCATACCAACGGTCAGAAAACTTATGTTTCCTTTCGTCAGCTCTTTGCCGCTTCTTTTTCTCTTTACCTTTAGATCGGCTATCGTTAGAGCCCCACTCGTCTTCATCCCAAGATTCACGAAACTTTTTGATGCGGTTATTACTCATTTTAGTACCCTTGTTACTCTACGATTAAATCAGGAAATGCTTCTACAATAGTCTGTTTTGTCAGCCCTTTGAACGGCTTCTTAGTAATCATTCGGCAGAGTGTTTCTGCGTCATCATTATCGACATCTTCTAGAAGGCTAATAAACAATGCTTCTCGCTTGATTTGATTCAAAGTGTCGTACCCGCCACCTTTAATAAAGATTTTAAGCCGGCGTGCTTCAGAATACAAGAGCGCCTTTGCTTCATCTTCATACTGATTCTTCTCCCAAGGTGGGGGAACGTTTGGAATCAAAAATTCAATACTGTTATCATATGTATATTTTAACACAACTCTAAGTGGTTGGTTGTCGTTGATTCTAAGGAAATCAACCTTTTCTGCAATAGTCTTCTTAGAGGCGGCTCCAGTGATGATTTCTGTAATGGAGATTCTTACTGCCATGTTTAAAAGTCCTGTATATCTGTAATTAGGTGCTTGAGTTTTTTCTTAACAAAGTAGTTAAAAAGCTGTTCGCGACCGACTGATTTTTCTTCATTATATTTTTCTTTAATCTGATCTTGGTACTTCTGTGGAATCTGTGTAAGATCAATCATCATTTTGTTGCGGAAATACCTACGAAGGGTTTCTTCGTCCATACCCTCGGTACCTTCCTTATAGAAGGCTAAGCGCTTTTGAGTCATTGCTTTTTGACGCTCACCTACAGCTAAACAATTATCTGGTGACAGAATATTTGGTACACCGTCACCTGTATCACCTTTGATAATATGCTCTTGGAGATATTGCTCAGGACGATCATCACGAAGCCAGCGCTTACGAATAGGATCATACTGATCTACGTTTGCGTACTTTTGCAACTGGATGAAGTCTTTATCGGCAGAAAGAATAAGGAATTTTTCTGAGCCAATATTCAATTCAGATCCATTTTCATGAATGACTGTGCCGATAATGTCGTCAGCCTCACAATGATCCATGTGAATTACTTTATAAGGAAAGAATTCAGCAAGTTCTTCGCGAACATTAGACATGATTTGAAATAGCGCATTCCAATCCATACCAGACTTATCGCGGCCGGCTTTGCGATTGGCTTTATAGTAAGGATAAGCTTCTTTGCGCCAGGTATTTTTACCGTCTGCACAAATAACAATCTCACCATATTCTTCTGAGAATTTTCTGCGATTTGAACGAATAGAATTAAGGAACATATGACGAATGATATTTTCGTCAGCTGCTACATCAGTGTGATTACCTATGCTTGCGAATAGTGAAGCTAAGATAACTTGGTTGTAATCTACTAAGATTGCCATAATTTATTTCCATTATTATTTAATCTACATGGTACCATTATACACCATGTAGATTAAAATGTCAACTCTTTTATTCGGCTGCAGTTTGTCTAAGGACTCTAGTCCACAGACTCGAGAAGGTAGTAATATCGTTAGGAACAAGACCAAAACGGTCTGATCGTGTAAATCTGTTGATAAACAGAGGATCGTTCTTTTGTTGCTCTAACACGCTTTTACCAATAGCATACGCGAGATTTGCATGCTTAACTGTATCTTCGTTGTAATCATACATGATTGTAGAATTTGCTGCAGTTTCAGGCAAAGCACCATAGTTTGGATGAATACAAATCAAACCACTTCTAATAGCTTCGATTAGAGCAATACACGAAGTTTCTTTCCAAATGTTTGGATACAAGAAAATGTGTGCTTTATCTAACGCTGCAAGAACTTCTTCATTAGGAACAGATCCGTGGTAAGTCATCTTAGGATGCTCGTGGATCTGTTTAAACAACTCGTTGTACGGCTCATCTCGTTCAGCCCAACCGTAGATAGCAAATGATGAATACACGTCAAGATGAATATTTGGATATTCTTTAGATAGTGCATCGAACACTGGTGCTAACAATTCTAGACCACGGTGTGGAGTAGTATGGTAGATGAACCGAATGGTTTCAGTATTCTTTTCTTCTGCTTCGTAGCGCTTTTCAATAGCGTTTGGAATAACAGTACACTTAGAATACGGAATTTTAAAGTGAGCAATGTACTGATCACGTTGCCAAGCTGATACGAAAACAAGCTTATGAAAGATTTGCCATCCGCCGTCTAGCAACACTTTGTTCTCTGGATCTTCAGCCAGATCGTGGCAGTACATGATATTCTTTACATCACTTGGGATTTCCCTTGGGCGGGAAAAGTGGATTGCAAAACCTTCTAACAATTCTTTGTCAACGGTGTCGAGCAGACGCTTGCGCATCATCTCTGTGCCGCCTTTAGAATTCAAAGAAATATCAGTTTCTACAACCTCACCTTTATAAATCATACTCATTTGTCTATTACTCCAACTCAAAATCTTTCAATGAATCCCAACGGAATGAGCGCCAGCCAGCAGCTTTAACGTCATATACCGCGAGAACATCTGGATTCGGTTTTTTTGTTTTAGTTTCTGCATCTTCAGTTACTAAAGGTTTTGCAGGAAGAAGATCTTCTTTAAGAGTGCACTTCATTACCCGCTCGTCACCATTTACTTTGGTAAATGTAACATTGCAAACACCTTGCTGCAAAGCGATTTTCATATCGTCTTTAGTCATCATAATATAACTCCTAGTTCGTATTAATATTTATATTGTTTCAAAGATATCTTTTAAAGCTTCTTCGAAGTCTGAAAGGTTTGAGTTGTTATGTACTCTATATGATAATACATCAAATTTGTGCGGAAGTACATACTTATTTTCAATTTCTGTCTTTTTATTTAGTACATATTCTTTAGTGATAACTCCGTCAAAATATCTGCGAGAGTCTGTTGAGAAATCATGCCCTTCACGAGTAAGTTGTACTAAGCAGAAATTCTTATTGCCAACCATTTCAACTACTGGAATAAGCTCGTCTATGAACCCACCATCAGAGATGCAATAATCTTGTGTTGTGTCGATCTCTGAAGCTACCTGTTTACCAAAGTAGTCTAGACCATATCGAGGTTTGATTTTTTTTTCAGAGACATATATCATTGCTTCACGACAAGACATGTTTCCAAGCCAACTTGTAGGAACTTCCTTTAAACTGCGATCTTCATACCGTTCCATAAACCACTCTTTGTCTACGTTGAAGTACTTTATAGTTTCTGTATACAACCGATATTTGAACGACAAGTGTTTAAATCCACGAGCCTTAAAGAAATCTGCTGCTAAATCTTTCCCAGAGCCTGGAGGACCATTAAATAGAATTATCATATATTAAACTGTTCCAAATTTATCGTTAACAATCTCTTTCAATTCAGATGAAAAAGCATTTCTCCACTCTTTGTTAGTAATGCCAACCATAATAAACTCGCGATCTGATGAGTTGAGGTAAGGCATTGCTTCATGGATAGAAATAGAACCTGTTTCATACAGAGCCAAATCTTCGGGTTGAACCGAAATACTCCATGTGCGAGTTTTTCCAGTAAGAACACTTTTGCGAGTTACGTTCATCATGTTATTCTCCAAGTTTGGTATTCAATTTATATTAACTATTATAGCTTATATTCGAGCAAATGTCAACAGTTAATTTCACTTTCTTTCATATCAATTTCCATACCTATGAGACTCTTTACATGATTACGATGGATTTTCGCTTGGATAATTCCGTTGTAATAATCGTCCCTAAGAAGAACATCGTTTACAAACTGATACTTAGCTTCTAAATAGCCAAGCTGTCCTTTCGTAGTACACAGATATAAAATTTCACGCTGGAAATTGTCTACCCCTTTCTCTTCTATCATCAATTTTACTGTTTCTGAAGAACCATAATATTTCTTCCAATCAGTTTCTTTAATTACAGTCCTTCTTCTTTTGTTTCCTTTGAGCGGCGGGAGCTTTCGTACTGAAGTAAGCAGTTTTTTACCAACGTATTTCATACCATTAGATTTATCTGTAATCAAATAAACAAACCCAATCCAGTCTTCAATCATCTCAGAGGTGAATTCCTCACCTTTATAAAACCACATACAGTACCCTATCATTGTAATAATAAGGGTATTTATAGGCTGTAGCCTAGTAGCCGCCGCTCTTGAACCAACCTTTGCCTTTCAACTGAAACCCGCCGCCAGCATTAATAATTTTTACTAACTTTTCGGCAAAGCACGATGGGCAATGTTTTAACGGTTCGTCACTCATTTTCTGTAGCTTTTCAAATTGGTGATTGCATTCATCACATCTGTATGCATACGTTGGCATAAGCCTCCTTAATCTTCGCGTTGTTTTTCAAATCCCCAGTCAATTACAACTGGGAACCGTGGGATACCATCTGGTGTTGGTGTAAAATACCGTAGAGTAGCCCACACAGGGGTCTGATTCACCTCAAACATATTTCTCATAGTGTCTTGTGTACCACGTACTCCTGCGCCAAACTGTGTACCCTCAGGCAACTGTAAAATGAACCTTTTAATATGTCCTGCCCAGTTACCTTTACCCTCTTCTACTGCCACTACAGTGAACTCTTCGGTGATGAATTCTTTACGTTTAATGAGTGATTTAGAACGTTTGTTTTGTTCATACTGAGTATTTCTACGGATCATCTGACCTTCATATCCAGCTTCTAAATACTGACCATAAACATTATCCATAGTTTCAATATCATGAACAACACGAGTCTCTACAACTTTAACTGAATCATTATATCCTTGATCGTGAAACCATTGCCAACGATCGTAGAAAAACACAGAGTCACCATATAGATCAATGACTTCTTCAGGCACTTCAATCATATCATAAACATGATACTGAACTAAACCTCTTGCTTCTTCAGTATCGGCAGTTGTTGGTTTAGTTTTACGAACTAGTGATGTGATCTTATTAAAGTCATCTCTGAGATCATGGTTGTATAGTTCACCATCAAGAATTGCTTCAGGATGCATTTGAAAGAAACTAATTAGTTCTCTCATAATATGAGGACATGATACAATCTCTTTTCCAGAACGAGACCATAAACCATCACGTCGTGCAATACAACGAATACCATCTAGCTTTGGCTGAGAAAAGTGTAATTCATTTTCAAAATCATATTTAGCATCCTCGTGCTTAGAAGCAAGCATTGGTTTGATCTTATCGAAAGTGTCGATAGCAGTACGAAGTCTAAAGTAACCACGCTCAGCTTTTTTATTAAATTCGGCCATCATTTCTGCAACGGCTTGATCTTCTAGAGATGTTTCATTAGCTTTTCCGACATTTTTTTGTTGTACAACTTTCCAACCAGATTCGACTTGCTTACCATCTTCAAGACCAGAAATAGCTCTCCAAAAACAACTAGCGCCAGTGACACCAACTTCAGCTCGCCAAACACGAACGTTGCCTTTTGAATCTCGCTTATAGAGGGGGCTTGTACCTGCAATAATATCTACAATCATAATCTTATCCTATTTTGTTTAACGGCGCATATTTGCTATATCTATTGCTTGGCTAGTTCCGCGCATGATTGGAACAAGGTTTGATTTGTGCATTGTTCCAATTCCGATGATGAGGTCTCCTGTATATCTAGGTCGCTCGACTTTAGTGCCAGCCCCAGGTATTGAGTCCGTCGCCTGTTCGATGCGGCTTGGATACTGCGTTGAGTCGCGGATAGTCTGCTTTGGCGCTTCATATGGCACAAATTCCTTTTTTTGTTTTGGCGTTTTGCCTGTTATATAGTTAACATAATCTTGTAAAGTTTCGAACTGATAGCGATGCATATGTTTGCTACGCATCTCTTTATTATACTTTCGCCAAGCTAATTCAACTTTAGCCATGTCTAACTTTTTAGGCTTGCTCTTAGAATTTCCGTGTACTTGTACACCGTGAATCATATGCATGCTCATAATATAAACTCCTTAGTTATTTTCGTTTTTTAATGCGGTAGCATGCATACGGTGAACAAAAACTACTGCTTCGTCGAAGTCCATAGTGGTTAGTAGGTCTTCATCAGCTCCTAAAGAATTGCGTAGTACTAGCGCTCCTCTTTCCGAGCAATATGTTATAGCAAAGATCCAATCTTCTGTACCAGTTTCTAACCTTTCAGCTTCATCTGGTGAATTAACCCAGATTTTATAGCCGTTAACCTCAAAGGACGGTAATTCGTCGTTACCCCAAGATGTATCTTCCCAAGTTTTAGGAAATACATACGGCGCTTTATAATCTTCCCAAGTAATCATGATATAGCCTCTTTATTAATTTATAAGACTATTATACATCATTCAAAAGCAAATGTCAACAGTTATTTTCATTTAATTGCAACTTTTTTACAAAGAATACCCTGAGCCGTTAAAGCCTGTTTCTTCAATATACTTCGCGAAGTCATTATACCCGCCAATATATTCATTTCTGACAAAAATCTGTGGGACAGAACGTACTTCTACTGGCGCCCGCCCCTTAAGTTCATCAAGAGTATCTAGACCAACAGTAACATCTTTATATTCATATTCTAAGCCGTGGCTATCTGCTAGATTTTTAGCCTTTGTGCAAAAGCCACACTGCGGCTTACCGTAAATAGTAATCATTTGATTCTCCAGTTATTATGAGGACGCTGCTGCTATATTAGAGATATTGAATCCAATTATATAATCAAATTCTTCATTTGTCAACCCTTTAGTTAGGCGCTCACTTAATGCTCTACTAAAACTTGCGCTCATATTATTATTTTTGCTTAGTCGTTCGCAAGCTTCTTGAGTAGAATAACCACCACTGAGCCCAACAACTTTATGAACATTTTGATATTGATTCAATAACCAATAAGTATTTGGAATTTCTGGCAATGTAAGTTTAAGAATACATTTACCTTTGTAGTTATCTAAAAATGCCTTCAATCTCAAAAACAATGCTTCTTCCATGTTTGCTTTGTCAGGGTGTTCAATAGGAATTTCTGGTTCGATAATTGGCATCAATCCAACATTATAGATTCTTTCAGCTAATGCAAACTGTTGCTCTAAAATCATATCCATTACATCTAAACTCTTAACAATACTACGCATCTTTGTACCATAGCATTCATGTTCATGCGCAACATCTATCATTTTATCTAATTTGAAATATTTTAGATATCCGTTTTCTTCACAACCACTGTCTACTTTAAGAAATGATTGAATGCCTTTAGCTTTAAGGATTGGAACCATTCCACGTTCAACTGTATCTTGGTAGAGGATTGCTCCCCAGATGTTAGTGCTGTTGAAGTCAGGAGAGTTAACCATTCTAAGACGCATTTCATGGACTAAATCCATTTTGTTTTCTTCAGTATATTCTTGGTCGTAATTTTTTAGGACACCACCGGTAGAACCGCCGCTATGATCCATTGCTGCGATAAATTTACTCATAGGTTTCTCCTGTGCTACGGAAGAAGTTTTCACTCCAAAATGCTTTATCGTCAATCCAAATGTCGTAGTGTTCTTTCTTACCAACGCTTAGTTCGTGATGCTTTGCGCCCCAGTTTACTAGTTGATCTTTTGTTAGTTGATAATAGTCAATGCCACTAACGCAGCCACGAGCAGTCATATACTTAATTGTGTGTCCAGCCTTGTATAATGCATTTACTTTTGCAATACGATCCATGTATGGAATATGATTAGCATAGTCTTTTTTACCATTTGGAAGAATAACTTCTTTGCAAATAGTTCCGTCGATATCAATCACATATTTCATTTTAATACAAATCCCTTTTATCTGGCTTTTTTAAATAATACGCACCATTAGGTAGCGTAAAAGATTTTTGAAGCGCTAACATCATTTCTGGCGATATAGCTATTAAGCTAAAACTTTCTGTATCTTCGTCAAATTGTCTTATGTATACTATATCATCATACATAATAATTTGAAGATCTTCAAACTCTGCGTTTGTGTCTAGAATAGTAATAGCCGTTTCATCCCAATCCATTTCTATTGTAAACATTATATCCATCCTAACTTTGTTGTGTTATGTATAATAATCATAAAGCAAGTAGCAATATGTACAACCCACCAAAACGTTCTGATCACGGCCACTGCATCTGCTTGCTTGTCAGTTTCACCTACTTTTTCGCCTAAGCTTTTAGCCCAAACCCGCCAGAATTTTTTCATTAGTCCCAAAGACCCTCGTAGTATTTTCCAAACAATTTAAACCCATTTGTCATTCGTTTTTGATGTGCTTCTCTGGCTGTACGGTCTTCCCATACAAGCTTCAATCCAAATTGTTCTTCAGGGGCTTCATCATATTTGTAGTAATCGCTTTCCCAATCATCACGGCACTTTTGTTCAAATGCCCAGATCATTTCATCAAGAACCCAATCCCAACGAAGAAAGTGATTAGCGTCTGTGTCCCACTTATTTTCTTTTGGAGGAGCGCTAGTACTACGCAATTCTTTCGGCACGTCTTTATCATCAACAAAGGGGCTGCCGTGTTTAGTTTCTTGTAATTGTTTTAGCATTGGTAATACAATTGAAGCTAATGTATGATCCATGCTCCAAGTGTCCCACTTGTTAATTTTAACTTTTATTTTCTGAACACGACGATCAAACCAGATCCAATTGAAAACATTATACACGTCCTGTACTATATCTTCAATAGCTTCAAACACATAGTCTTCGTGACTTACATTTTCATTCCAACTGTACCACCCATACTTTTTATGCATGTGGTTGGTATGTATATTACAAGTTAATCTACTAGGATATTCACCGATGTATACTTTCATTCGAATTCTTCTCTCTGTACAGACTCTAATATTTCTAGTTTAACAAAGGTATCTTCCCAATCAGTAACACGATGTGAAAATCCTAATTGAAATTTCTTTAATGCTTGAGCTAATGGGTAGTCGTTACCACCTTCGAATATAGCATCACCATAAAAATGTATTCTATTACTTTTTCCAAAGTCTTTTAGTATTTGGCTTTTATCTGAGCCACGTTGACCGATATCAATTCCAGTTTCACCGCCTACTGTTGCAGTAATATCCGGGAACTCGTTAGTGATAATACGAGCTAATACTTCACGTTCTTTTTTACGAGTATCATAAGCAACATATTCTGCTCGCTGTTCTAGACTGGCGTTACGGCCTACAATACTGAAGTTAACCATTCCAGGTCGTTCTTCAATATGATTACCAGCGCGTATCGGAAATTCACTAAGTCGTACAAATTCTCTTAACAACTGATGAACTTCTGTTGGGATTATCCAGCCATTAGTTCTGATGTTTACATCGCGTTCCCACACATCATTGCCTGAACATTGATATACTCTTTTGCACAGATTATATGTGTCTTCGCCCACTTGTTCAATAGTTTTATCACGGTCGCTTCCTGTAACTAGATAAACGTCATTGAATAGACAAAACGCGTTGAAAAACGCTTTGAATTCAGGATCAATTAAACCGCGGCTCGGAGTAAGAGTACCATCTACATCAAATACGTATTTAGTTTTCATTCATCTACCTTTAATTATGTGTTGTACTGGGCCAGCTGTAGTAAATTCCATACCACCTTTATTGCCGACGTATATTCTACCATTCCAGATCATTTTAATCTTATTTGTCGCGACATATACGTCAAGCGATTGGTTAGCTCTAACATTATCAACCTCTACTTCTATTTTTATATCAGTTCGGGTATTAGTTAGCATTGCAGTTTTTTCGTATACAGTTTTCATTTATGCCTCATCTGTTTTAACACACTCGATTATAACTTCTTTTGGTACAATCATAAAACGGTATATCCGCGCTTTTGCGTATTCGCACTCGATTCTAGAGTTAAAAGTATCTAGATGCACGTACTCATTTTGGTTATCTAAAGATCCTGCTAAAGCTGTTATAACGAATAAAGACCAATACATTATTCTGATCCTGTCCAATGTAAGCGCTCGTGTGCTTTAGTAGTCAGCGCTGCTAAACGATCTGCTATCTCATCAAGTCTAGGTGTATGATAGAGTGTAGCTGCAGAACGTAACTGATCTACCATCTCTTTATCATTTTCCCTAACAGCATCTATATCTTTACTATTCATTGTACAGTTTCCTTTGGTTTACTTTATATAGCTATTATACATCATTTAAGAACGAATGTCAACAGTTATTTTCGTCCAGTTGAAGGTGTACTACTTATTTGATGTTCTGCTACACGTCTGCGCAAGTCTGAGGATGAAAAGCGATGTTCGCGTTTGTTGAAATATAGCAGGATACCACGCTTTTTACAAATATCCTTGCCCGTAAAATCTTTTTCCTTATACTCCTCTCCTAGTATTCTAACATCAATGTGATACATTGTCAATATGTCTTCAACATCTTTTTCACTAGAATAAGGAATAATTTCGTCTACATAACGAACACCTTTTAATTGTGTATATCGTTCTACAACTGTTTGAACTGGTGCATTCTTCTCTGGACGATCGTCTGACGGGTCCATCTGTAAGCCACATATTAAATAATCACATTGCTCTTTGGCTTCTCTGAGCATCTGCACATGGCCTGCGTGTAACAAGTCAAATGTACTAAAGGTTATACCGTATTTCATTTCTTTCTAATCCTGTCGTTATATTCAATAGCTTCTTTCAAAATAGTCATTATTGTTTCTGATTTGCTAACTCTTCCAGACTCTACAAATGCTGCAGTATCCTTAGGAAAACAATGACCACCAAAGCCGCGCTCGGCTGTAACAACTGTATGGCTACTACCGACACGATCATCAGAAGTTACTAACTTAGCAACACTATCATAATCCACACCGCTTGCTTCGCATAAATCAAAAACTTGATTAAAGAAAGCAACCTTCAAAGCTAAAAAGCTGTTACGAGTGTATTTAGCAATAATAAGTTCTTCTGCAGTAACGATATTTATGCTAACACCAAGAGATGTTCTAAGAAGATCTGACCAGAAAGAAGTATCGCCGCCGCCGACCCAAATAGTACTTTGATTCTTAAAGTCTTCCATAGCATGCTGAGCACGAAGGTATTCAGGTGAAAAGCTTACGTTGCTATAAGTCCTGTTAATAGTATCCCAACCTTCTAAACTAATCGTTGATTTGATTAATATAGGAATACCCGGCTCTACCATAGATATGCAGTCAATTACATTTGATACATCACAAGAACCGTCGGCTTGCATTGGAGTTGATACGGCGATAACCACCGCGTCGGCTGCTCCATCAAAGTCTATACGATCTTTTGCTGGATCATACACATGTACATCGTGGTTAGATTCTAGAGCTAAAGCGTGTGCTTTACCGACAAATCCATACCCACATACTTGTATTTTCATTTTTTTCCTATAAACATTTTAAGGGTACGGCCTTCATCTTGAAGCTCATAAGTAACTTGTTCATCAGCTTCGAGATACTTCACATATACTCTGCCAGTCGGCCACTCTTTAAGCCACGAGTCACCAGTATCGGTGTGGTTGATGACTTCAAACCTATTAATAAGTGATAATTTCATTTAATGCCCCAATCAGTATTCATCCAATCAGTATTGTCTGGCATCAATCTAACCTGACCTTTAAACTTCTGCTGTTTTACTAAATTATCATAGACGCTTGCATTATTCATGCGTAAACAATAATTTTTTTTATAACACCTATAGCAACTACCTGACGACCCATAGAAGTTATAATAGTCACCATCATCCTCTACACGAGTGATGCCACTATTCATACGCCAACTATCACCATCGAGATAGCCTCCACTCCATCCTGCTAGAACTTTATAGAATGGGAATGTGCCTTTACCTTCTTTAATTTTTAACACCACCCAATTGTCTGGTGTATAATCACTCATTTTTATTCTCCCAACAATCTTTAATCCATTCTATCTTCTCTTCATCAGACCAACTGGATAAGTAGTCGTTGTCGCGATTAAACATAAGCTTTACACGTTCTTCATCAAGAATAAACGTATCAACAATGCTTTCACCAAGCCACTTTTGAGAAAATTCTTTTACTTCTTCCATTGTGACAGAATCGTTTGCCCAAGTAATTTGTTCATCAATATTATTGGTGATGTCCACATCTGGGTTCAGCTTTTGCAATTCACTTACAGGAATTGCGTAGCGTTGACGAAAACTCGAAATACAAGTTACAACAACATAACGTTCATTTTCATTCGGCATTTACAAATTCTCCATTAACAATTTTAAATACGCCATCAAGGCCAGTGGAACGAATGTACTGACGACCACCGTCAATCATTTTGTCTTCAATAAAAATACAATCATGATGTGAAGAAGAATAATACCAGTTATTGTCACTATCCTTAATCATTCCAAATTCGAAACCTTCAACCATATCAGCATTTGTAATCATAAGGTGCCGTTTTTGAATCAGTCTTGTATCGGTACTGTAATACAAACCAAAGTAACGATTGCCAAATTCTGGATGGGGTGAGTCTCTATAGAAAATATCTGTAGGAACATCACTACGCGATAGATCAGTAGTACATACGTACTTGATTGGAACACCATCTTTAGCTTCGTATATCTCAATCACTTTATCTTTATCGATAATAGTTGGATGTTTAATGTCCATAATATAGCCTTTATAAGTTATAGTAATATAATATCACAAAAGTAAGATGGTGTCAACCTTTTTATTCGTCTTCTTCTGCTTTATCTGCTTTAGACTGTTTAGCATGGGCTTTGTCTAGTGCCTTGACTTTTTTCTTCAAGCGCTTAATACACTCATCGCCATCCATCCAAATGTCTTTGCTATCGAGAATAGAAGTAATTTCTTTTTCAGTCAAGAAATCACTATAAACATCTCGTAGAAGTTTCTCAGACCATACTTTTTCATGCGATAGGCGGTCATACATTTCCCCACCTTTACCCATTACTCCACTTGAATAGTTGTGGAACATAAACATAGAGTGTGGCGATACTTCAAACTGGTGGCCGCACAAGAAGATAAGAGTAGCTGCACTCATGCATGCGCCTTCTACTGATACCGAGATAGTAGCTTCGGTCTCTGACAGCACCCTTAAGAATTGAATTGCAGTGAAAAGATCACCGCCTGGAGAGTTAATATAGATTTTTAAAATATCATTTGCGCTGGCACTGCGGATAATATCAAACCATTCAATGTAATCTTCTGATGATTCAATCTCTCCGCTTAAATAAAACTCGTGGATATTTACTGCTTGTTTTGAAATAATTCTATGGTTTTGGCTTACTGGCGGTTTAAACAGATCCATTAGATCAATTTGTTTTGATTTCTTCATTAATAATTCCCTAAATTAATAGCTTGGCGCTGAGTAATCTTTATGTTTTTTGTACATGGCAAAGCCATCTAAGCCTAACGCTGGGCAAACTGAAACGAATTCAGGCAATCCCATCTCGTCTTTTTCTCCTCCTTCTCCACAAATAAAATATGCACCTTCAAACTTTTCTGGGTTAGAGTGGATAAAGATTTTCTTTAACACTTCAAACTGTTTGAATTCTTTTTCAGTAATTTCTACCATTAATTAAACACTCTCTGCATTAACGCCCATTTTAGCGGCAAACAAAAATACTAACCTTTCTAAACCAAAATCAAATGAAGTTGATTCTTCAGTATCTTCATCCTCGATATAACACATATCATTATCTACATATAATGTGGATGACTCTTCTTCAAGCATATCCCAGAAAAGGTTTTCGTCTTTGCTCATAACATATCTTCCTCTATTGAAATTATTAATATAATATTAACACACAAATGCTATACTGTCAACACTTATTTGTAAAAGACTGTGCGCATTGTAATTGGATTATCACCTTGTGCGTGTGCAGCAATTTGTGTGTTGCAGTCACCCATAAGACCTTTAAGTAAAGCGCGTTCTAAATTAGATTGACGGTGGGTTAAATTGTGGTCGGCGCGTTTTACTATAGCAACAGAATCAATATCTGATTTCCTGCATTGTAAAGCTATAGTACCCTGACCAATCGCAGGAATAATTGGCAGTATTTTATATGTTCTTTCAATACCCAGTGCTTGTAAACCGGCTTCTGCTAAAACAATAGCATCGTATTCACCAGCGTCGAGTTTTGCTAAGCGAGTATCGATATTACCTCTGATATGCTTAATTTTTACATTCATTGCAGAATACAATTCTTCTAATTGTGCTGTACGTCTAGGGCTGCTTGTGCCTAATGTAAATCCGTCAAATACATTTCCAATAATTACATCGTATGGGCTATTACGTTTTAGTGTTGCAGTAACTTCTAGATCTGGGTGTTCCCAATCTCCAGGCATATCCTTTAAGCTATGTACAGCAACATCGATTTCGTTATCAATCAAAGACATTTCTAACGCACTACAGAAGACACCTTTGCCGCCGATTTCGTGAACTGGGACATCGGGGTTTAAATCTCCTATAGTGTTAATAATAACTATCTCAGTATGACACGCTATTGATTTTCTTGCAAGTTCTGCATATGCTAACGCTAACTTGCTACCTCTAACACCAATTCTTAGTACTCTGGTTGTCATTATGCCCACCTTACTGTTGGAGGAAGACTCATAAGAATTGCATCCATGTTACCTCCTGTTTTAAACCCAAACCGAGTTCCTCTATCATACAAAAGATTAAACTCAACATATCTTCCACGTTTAATTTCAAGTATTTCTCTATCTATATCACTGTAACCCATATTTAGTGTAGGTGTAATAATACTTCTAATTAGATCATTAAATGTTCGACCAATATCTTGTACAAATTCAAAGCTCATATCTTTCGGATCATGGTACTCAAAGAATATTCCACCAACACCACGAGTTTCTTTACGGTGTGGTAAGTAGAAATATTCGTCACACGCTTTACTAAACTTTGGATAGTATTCAAGATTGTAGTAGTCGCAAATGTTTTCTAATTTCTTATGATATGATTTAGTATCAAACGGCATACACGGAGTAACATCCATGCCGCCACCAAACCATTCTTTAGTACTTGTTTTCAGATAACGTGTATTGAAATGCATCGCTGGGGCATGAGGATTCCAAGGATGCAGAACAACACTAATGCCGGTAGCTTGATATCTATCGTGCTCTTCAGTACCTGGAATTTCTTTTGCAAACTTTGGATCAAATTCAGATTCGATCTTAGAGAAGTTTACAGTTCCTTTCTCGAACACATCACCGTGTATAGTCATATGCTGCTGAGTCCAGCCTTTCTTGCCGTCGGTGTCTGAATGAACTTCCATTGGGCAATCGTGATCTATACTTGCTAACGTATGCGAAATATCGTCTTGGAGTGTTTTAAACCACTCAGCATATAAATCAAACATTATTCAAACCTATTCCTTACTTTATCAATAAAGTATTTAACATTAGCGTTTGGTGTTGTCTTATGTATGCCGTGACCAAGCCCACAGATCCAACCTGCAGTATTAACTCCGTCTAAACTATCGAGCCACTTATCTAATTCGTAATGATATAACTTATTTTCCAATAACATATGGTGTTCATCAAAGTTACCTTGAACAAATCCGTTAGTGTGAGTCTTCAATGTCTTAGCTAAATCTTGTGTAGAATCAATACCAATACCACACCAATTCATTTTCTTTACTTTCGGCAGACTACCTTTCGGTAAATCACGTGAATAATATCCTACGTTACCAATATCTGCAAGTTCTTCTAACATTGGGAGATACGTATTATTATAATAGTTTTTGCTACAATTGCGCAAGCCACTATCAAATATCATTACGACTTCGGCGCCAGCAACTTTCTGTGCTCGGATGCTTCTAGCCATTAGTGGAATAATAACATCTTTAAGATACGTTGTTTTAAAGTCATTGCTTACTTTATTACCGCCTAGTGCATAGTTCAATACACTCCAAGGGCCACCAACAAAACCGATAAGACTCTTATTGCTAGGTAGCTTTTCTCGAGTAAGTTCCATAGCAGACTGTTGAAAAGATAAGTGATCCATTGCTTTGTCGAAGTCAGTGTGGTCTTTCCAATTATCTTCGTTAAGGTGAAATTCAAACTTAGGGGCTGGGTCAAACTTTAAAGGAAGACCCAGCCCCTCGACATGCCAAAGAATATCGCTAAATAAAATAGCAGCATCGAAGTCAAATTGTGTAATAGGTAACATAGCAACTTTAGAAGCAATCTGTGGTAGTTTACACATTTGCTCAAAATTGTACGATTCTTTTATTTCCATGTATGTTGGCTGATATCGGCCAGCTTGTCTCATCATCCAAATAGGAGGACACGGTTGCTCTACTCGATTAACAGCATTAGTAAATTTATTTGCGTCCATCTCTTACATCCTCGATGTGAATAGGTGTATAGTCTATATGCTCAACACATACACATTTGTGCATAGGTGTAGGACTAGGATTCTGGTGGATGTGACCATGCACGTTCAAAGGAGTTCCTGGAAAATTACTAAATCGACCTTCGTACATGGTAGTTTCATGTTGTGGAGTATGTGTTAAAAGCATTCCAAACTCTGGCCACATTCTCCACATCATAATCTTTTGAAACAGTTTGTGCTGAACCATAAACTTAATATCATCATGGTTACCGACAACAAGCCTCTTAGCACCATGAAGACGCGCAAAGTTTTCAAGAAACTTTTCTTTCGGTCCCATAAACACGTCACCAAGATGGTACACGATATCGCCGGGTTTAACTGTCTTGTTCCATTGCTGGATCATGTGCTCATCCATTTCTTCAACAGACGAAAACAAATTTCCACGAATCAATGGACCATTTTCACCTCCATCACGAAACTTAAGAATGTTTTCATGCCCAAAGTGTGTATCACTTATCAGCCAAATATCTCTCATAATTTATTCCCAACGATAGTAAACATGCTTGCCGATTGTGCCAACCATTTGAAGACTGTCAGCCCAATATGGATCTACATATGTTGCGTGGTAGTGTGTTGCGCCTTCTGTAATGCCACGATATTTACCTAGTGTTATCATATCCCAAGCAATACTTTGAGCTTCGTTCCAACGATCCATATCATGTGGTACATCTTCTTTACCATCGCAATACCAAGAAAATTGGCAATCACTACGGCCTGGTTTGTAACCGTCTTGAACAACTTCACAAATACTACTAGGATATCGCCTATCTAGACTTCTATTAAGAACAACATCTGCAACCGCTGCTTTATCGGCTAGGTTGCTGCTGCGTGCTTCGTAATAAATGTTTAACGCAAGGCATTCTGACGCTTCTTCTTGCGCTTGAAATACGGCTTGCGTGATAGCAGTGTTTTGTGCTTGGGCTTTAGAATGCAATGGAATTAATACTAAAGCTGCAGCTGCGGTCATACTCATTGCTGTACTGATAATGTTTTTCATTGTTCTGCCTTAATTTGTTTATACTATCATTATAAAACATATAAGAACCAATGTCAACAGTTATTTATGTTATTTAGCAAGTTTTTTATGCGCCAAAGCATAGTTTTTGTGTTAACATCATCTACCCAATAGCTTTCATTTTCAGTCAAGTCTTTGAGCATCTCGAGAAGCATATTGTTATCGGTCCGCAGAGAATCATTGTCCCTGCGGTACTCAGCTTTTTCTCTCTTATGATGATCGATTTCTAGTTGAAGACCTTCAACCGTTCTTTCGTTTACTTTTAGTATTGCCATTCTTTACACCATATTTCTCGAAGAATGCATAATCGCTTGCATACGCTCTTTTAATGAAGTTAATTTGCTCTTCAGAAAAGTCTTGATGCATAATATCTTTATGAGTAACATTATGCTTTTGATCTACACTAAAGTAACTATTAACATCTTCGCGCTTTATAACTTCGATATGTTCAAAGCTATCAGTATCAACGAATCTGCACTGAGGATGGAAATGATGAACCTGTTGTCCACCTGTAATCTTATTCAAATTGCGAAAGAACAAATCAATCTTTTCTTGTTTTGAAATAGAATTAATGTCTTTATCAAATGTACTAAATATATCTTTGCCGTAATCAGCATATCGTTGCTTATCTGTAAGGTAAACATTAATCAAAGAAATAAATCTATCAATTGGATCGGTAAAGATCATAATAGGTTTTTTCTTTTCTTCGATAAACTTCTTATATAATCTAGTGCCACGCATAACCTGCATACGGCCTGGATAACTTTCTTTAATAGTTACTGAGCAACTCCTAGGAACTTCAAACCAAATCTTACTACTGTTCTCTGGCTCTAGATCATACATTAGAGGCCAATCTAGTTTTTGGCACCAATAGCAATTGCAATCATTGAAAGCGTATGTTTGTTCAAGCTTAACTTCTGGCAATAAGAAGTCTTTAATAAGCGGGGTCTCAAAGATTATTTCAGGAAGTTCAGAATGTGGATATCTTTTAAGAATATGATCTTCATTACTATCAGGTGCAACGTTACCTTCAACTGGCTCTGTAGTATCTACAAACTGTTTATAGTCTGAGTATCCACCAGTCTTGTGCCACTTAAAGCTGTCAAACGCATGTGCGAATGAATCTGCTTTAGTTTGGCGCTGGGCATTAGTACCCATCCACGCAAAGTGCCATCCCATATCTTCTTGTTGAATGCCGCCGTCAGTAGGGAAACGAATTGGCATATGAATATTACCACAACGAATATTACTAATCTTACAGTGATTGATTTGCTCTTTTGTTGCAAAGAACATAGCGCGCTTCCAAATTAATGGAGCACCATTGCGATGATGGACACGCAAGTCAGCACGCCCTTGCAAGTATACTAACGGAATTTTAACGATAATATTGGGATGATTATGAGCCATCTTTGCTAACCACTTAATGTGCTTAGGATTAATAATTTCATCAGCATCGCCATAGATGAATACGTCACGCTTATCAAAATCACGTAATGCAGTCATTACAGCATCCTTTTGCAAGCGTTCACGAACACGAGCGTACAAAGAATCTTTATTAGTAGCGTTATTACCAGCGTTACGTCTATCGATCTCTAAGATTTCAAGGTCTTCAGTATCGGGGATATCATGCTCTACATAGATAATCTTTTCAATAGGAAGACCAAGTTTACGAGCAACCTCTGGAAATTTACGTTCTACAGGTTGACCAGCATGAGTCTTGTTTGATTCAACAATGATAAATTTATCTACGTGATCTTTTAAAAGGTTTACACGTAAATAAAGTAGTTCTTCTCCGTAAGGAGCAAACCAAGGAAAACAATCTACAACTTGCATATTAGCCTCTTCTTTCCAAAACTGTTAACCCATTGTTATTAGACTTATGCATTTTAAACGTCCAGTGTGGATTTTTAATTATAAAATCAATAATTGCTGGAAGTAAACCTTGACCAGCCATAGCTTTACGGTCGGGGTTTTTAGCCCAATCTGCTTGCTCATCACGTACGCCGTAAGTATGTGTATCATGAAAAGCTAGATATTTACGAGCTGCGTTACCATGCAAATGGAGTTCATCACGTAATTGCTTTTGAGAATGCCAAGTATCGATAAAAATCATATCAGTTGGTTCAATAAGAATATTAAGAGTATTACCTTTTTGATATTCAACATCTTTACCAACCTTACGAGCCATTTTAAATAAGTCCATAAGAGGATTATGAATTTCTAAATCATATGCTCTGAGTGTTACCGGAGCTTTCAGAAAAGCTTTTGTGCTAGACCCAAACCTACTACCAAACTCGGTAATATGTGTACAATCTTGAGCTAGTGTGCTTAAATCATGCAAGTGCTCGTTAATATCAGACTTCGCATTTAGCTCAGTCTGATATTCGCTTTCGATTACTCTATTCCAATCTTTTAAATTCATACGTCTAACCACCGTCTATTTTCTAGTGTCCATTTAACAACCTCAGCAATACGTTGATGTACTGGTTTAGGTTCCCATCCCATTTGTTTCATACGCTCCCCGCTTAGTGCATAACGCAAATCATGACCAGGACGGCTGCTATGGAAATCCATAAATTGGTAATTCAATTCTTTACCTTGTGCGTCAGCAATCATCTGAGCAAGCTCTAAATTGTTTAATTCAGTTGCACCACAAATATTAAACTTAGGGCACTTAACACCAGTATTATTTGTAGTATTAAGAGTAAGATTAGATTGAAGCAAGAATAGTGTAGCATCTGCTACGTCTTCGGCATGGATATAATGGCGCGAGCCAGGAATTGTTTTTGTCTCATCAGAGTGAATTGTTACCATGCCGCCATCTCGTACATTACGGATAGTCATAGGAATAAACTTCTCAGGATGCTGACGCTCACCAAACACATTCATAGTATGCGTAATATAGATTGGCATATTATATGTATTTTGGTATGCTACTGCGAGTTCTTCGCCACCTGCTTTAGATGCGCTATAAGGATTAGTACTATTATAACGGTCATATTCGTCGTATTTTACTCCGTCAGGTGCTGGCCCAAATACTTCATCTGTTGAGAAATATAAGAAGCGTTCAAGGTTTGTTTGTTTACGCGCAAACTCTAAGATGTTGCATGTGCCAACAACGTTATCCATTACAAATTCCATTGGGAAGTCGATAGACCTATCAACGTGAGAACCAGCTGCTAAGTGAGCAATAACATTAATTGGACCAATGTCAGCAACGAGCATTGGGTTGAATTCAGCTTTCAGATCATGGAAAATTGTGCGTAAACGCTTGCGTTCTTCTGCTGTTCTTTCTTGCAAAAGATCATGAAGACGATTAAGATTTCCGCTGTAGTCTAAACGATCTACAGTAATAACTTCCCAATCGGTGGTTTTTAGTACTTGGTTGATCAGGTGGTGAGCAATAAAACCACCGCCACCTGTAATAAGTATTCTCTTTGTCATAATATCTCCGTCATCAATAACATGTTATAAGCAGTATTTCTTAACTGTATTTATCTACTTTAGCCAACCGATTTTTTCACCGGCTTCGATGCGGCGTTCAGCTTCTGCTCTAGACCCAGGATAACGTGTAGCCCAACTAATAATCAATGCGAACGTGATAGCCATATAAATTGTAGCTTTAACGTTTGCAACTGTAAGGAAAAATACCACAAGTGAAGTAGCCATGACTGCTACCATAAGATATTTCGCTGCTGTTGGGTATACTCGATATGTTGACCAGTTTTTAATAAACGGTCCGAATCGTGGATGATTCATAATCCATGCATGGAATCTTGGACTTGATTTTGCAAAGCAGAACGTTGCACCAAGAATTGGAGTACTCCAAGGTAAGCCAGGAATTAATACTCCAAGATAAGCTACACCTACTAAGATAATTCCTAGGGTAAACCAAAATGCTCTTTTAATTTTATTCATAATACTTTCCTCATGATATTTTCTTCCAATACTTGTTATCCCATTCTGTAGGCAATTGACCGGCGTATTCTTCACCGGTTTCCATATCTACTAATTTCCATTTTGCGGGACATTTTGTTTTAATTTGAAGATGCTGTGGAATAAGAAATTCAGGTACTAGTGTGCCGTCTATTAATTTCCTATCCATCCTTCAGCACTTCTTTCAATGCTTCTACTAATTGTATCATCATTACATCGTCGTGGTAAGGTGTAGGTGCGATTCTTAGTCTTTCAGTTCCAGCTTCTACAGTAGGAGCGTTAATTGCTTGAATGTAAATACCGTATTCATTCAGAAGACGATCACTAGCAGTTTTACATTTAAACGCATCATTGACCATTACTGGCACAATATGCGTACACGCGTCTTCATGCACTGGGATACCAGCTTCTGCAAGCATTTGTTTAAGTTTTACAGCTTTTTCTTGATGTGCATCTCTTAAGGAAGAATGGTCGCGGAGGTATCTGATTGATGCAAGAGCTCCTGCGCAGATGACTGGGCTTGTTGATGTCGTAAATATGAACCCACTAGCAACACACCTAATAGCATCAACGATATTGCTGTTACCGACAATATAGCCACCTTGGACTCCAAATGCTTTTCCGAGGGTTCCATTTAGAATATCGATCCTTTCTGATAATCCTAACTTTTCACAAAAACCTCCGCCTTGTGGACCGTATAATCCAACAGCGTGAACTTCATCGATATATGTCATTGCGTTGTATTTATCTGCGAGATCACAGATAGCTTCCATAGGACTGATATCGCCATCCATAGAATAAACAGATTCAAATACAATACAAGGAATTTGGTTATTTATATTGCATTGAAACAGCGCTTCTTCTAGTTCGTCTAAATTATTATGTTCAAAAATCATTTTATCTGCACGGCTATGTGACATACCAACGATTAAAGATGCATGGTTTTTACTATCAGAAACAAAACAAATATTAGGAATAATTTTACTTAATGCGATAAGTGTCCATTCGTTAGCAACATAAGCGCTTGTAAATAGCAAAGCTGCATCTTTTTTATGTAGACTTGCAAGCTCTCGTTCTAGTGTTACGTGGTATTGAGATGTGCCACCAATATTACGAGTACCACCAGAGCCAGAGCCTGATTGATCTAGTGCAGTGTGCATAGCGCTAATCACATATTCATTTTGGCCCATACCTAGATAATCATTTGAACACCAATTTACGATATTCTTTGGTGCGTATTTTCCGTACCAAATAGCTTCAGGGAAAGCACCACGCTCTCTAAGAATATCATTAAATATTCTATATCGGCCATCTTTTTTAAAATCTTTTATTACAGCGTTAAAATATTCTTCATACATTATAATGAAAACCCCCTGAATGTATCAGAAGATACGTCTTGTTTTGTGCCACCTTGAATATAAGAAGTAATTTCTGTTTCTTGAGGAGCAACTTGTACATCAGCTCCAGAAATCCATTTTTGAGTCCACGGTAGCGGATTGCTTTTAATATTGTAAGGCGAAGTAAGCTTTACGTTGACCATGCGGCGCGTTGCGATGAACTCAATATATTGAGAAAGCAACTCTGTATTCAAACCAATCATACTGCCGTCTTTAAACAAATACTTTGCCCATTCTTTTTCTTGATCAACAGCGTCAACAAACATTTGAGTGCATTCTGCTTCTGTTTCTTCTGCGATCTTTACAAAGTCTGGATCTTCTTGTTTTAGTAGTTTAAGCATCATTTGAGTAGAAGCAAGGTGAAGGTTTTCATCACGGGCAATAAGCTTAATGATTTTAGCATTACCTTCCATTTTCTTTAATTCTGCAAATGCCCAAGAACAAGCAAACGATACATAGAAACGAACACCTTCAAGAATGTTAACACTCATTAAGCAAAGGTACAACAGTTTCTTTAATTCATATAGATCAACTACAACTTTCTTACCGTTAACTGTATGTGTACCAAGGCCTAAAAGATTATAGTAGCCAGCCATCTCGATAAGAGCGTCGTAGTAACCTGAAATAGAATCAGCGCAATCTACAATTTCTTGCACATTAAGCATTTCATCAAAGATCTTAGAAGGATTTGAATAGATGTTACGAATAATGTGAGTGTAAGACCTGCTATGAATTGTCTCAGAGAATGTCCAAGTAATAATCCAGTTTTCTAGCTCAGGTAAAGAAACTATCGAGCCAAAGCTTTCTGCAGGGGCTCGACCTTGAACAGAATCAAGGAGAATTTGACGTTTCAAGTTAGAAGTAAAAATATGCTGCTCGTGTTCAGTTAAAGCTTTGAAGTCTTTCGCATCTTGATAGATATCTACTTCTTCGGGCCGCCAAAAGAAACCTAGTTGCTTGTCTGTTAACTGATCAAACTGCTTATACTTTAACGTGTCATATCGTTGAATTGTTGGCCCACCAGTTGGATCTAAGAAAGACGCGACTGAAGTGTGGTCAACACGGTTTTTGACATCAAAAACACTCATCTAAATTTCCTTTGTAATTTCTTATTCTTTTATATAATAACACTTTTGGGTGCTAATGTCAACCGTTAAATTGTGCAACTTTCACAGGAATCATCATCTAATTCGCCTTCAGCTAAAGGAGCTTCAGTCATTTTATCCACATCAATTTCGCCTTGTCCATCGAATGTGTTGAAGTAATAAAGCTGCTTGCCACCGTATTTGTAGAACATAAGTAAGTGTTGCAAAAGAACGCTCATTGGAATTTTTTCGTCTTCAAAGAATTGCGGGTTGTAGCTTGTATTAACACTAATGCCCTGATCAATATACTTCTGCAGTACCGCCATAATTTTCAAATAACCTTCAGGAGATTTTTGCTCCCATAATAAATCATATTTATTCTTTAGACGACGATACTCTGGAACAACTTGCTTGAGAACTCCATGCTTGCTCTGCTTAACACTTATAAGACTGCGTGGTGGTTCTATACCATTAGTAGCGTTAGCGACCTGTGCAGAGGTTTCAGAAGGCATCAGAGCCATAAGAGTAGAGTTACGAATGCCAGTAGCTTTAAGTTGTTTGCGCAACCCTTTCCAATCCATGCGTTCTTTATGCTTGACTAATTCGTCAAGATCTTTTTTATATGTTTGGTTAGGTGTAATGCCTTGGCCATATTTAGTTTCATTGATACCAGAGATGTTACCAAACTCGACTGCTAGATCTGCTGAAGCTTTAATAAGGTAATATGACCATGCTTCTGCCCACTCGTCAATGAGTTCTAAGCCCTCTGGAGTGATAGCCTGATAGCTTAAGTCATGCTTGGCAAGCCAATAAGCAAAGTTGATGATGCCCACTCCGATTGGTCTACGCTTCTCTGTGGACAGCTGTGCAGCAAGTACAGGATAGTTCTGGTAACTTAATAACGCATCTAATCCACGAACTGCTAGTGAACATGCTTTTTCAAAATCTGCAGGTGTTTTAATATTGCCCCAGTTGATAGCAGATAAAGTGCAAAGACTAATTTCGCCATCAGGATCATTGATATCATTCAAAGGCTTAGTTGGTAAAGTAATTTCTGCACACAAGTTGCTTTGGCGAATAGGAGCAAGTTCTGGTAAGAATGATCCATGATCATTAGCATTATCTACGTTTTGCAGATAGATACGACCAGTGTTTTTACGCTCATCCATAAACGAACTAAACAACGCTGCAGCTTTAAGTGTTTTCTTACGTAGCTTTGTATTACGCTCTGCTTTTTCGTATAGTTCACGGAACTTATCTTGATCTGCGTAGAACGCGTCGAACAAGCCTGGAACATCACTTGGTGAGAACAAAGTAATATTGCCACCATTAATTAGACGTTCATACATCAACTTATTAAACTGTACACCGTAATCCATATGGCGAACTCGGTTATCTTCAGTACCTTTATTGTTTTTCAATACAAGAAGATCTTCTGCTTCATAATGCCAAATTGGGTAATAGATTGTACCAGCACCACCACGGACACCGCCTTGTGAGCAAGATTTAATCGCAGATTGAAAGTGCTTGTAGAAAGGAATAACACCTGTGTGGTATGCATCACCTTTACGAATAGGAGTACCGATTGCTCGAATAGCCCCGCCGCCAATACCAATGCCAGCTTTTTGGCTTACATACTTTACAACAGCCGAAGCAGTAGCACTAATGCTGTCGAGAGAATCGCCAGTTTCAATAAGCACACAACTAGAGAATTGGCGCATTGGAGTCCGAACGCCAGCCATAACAGGAGTAGGCAAACTAATGTCGTGTAAGCTAATAGCATCGTAATAATCCTTCACATATTGCAGTCTAGTTTCTACTGGATAGTTATGGAACAGTGTAGCTGCAATAAGAATATAACACATCTGAGGTGTTTCAAAGATCTCACCAGTAACGCGGTTTTGAACAAGATATTTGCCACGAAGTTGCTCCATTGCAACATAAGTTAGCTGTTCATCGCGCTCGTGTTTAATGAATCCGTTAATCTTATCCCATTCTTCATCGCTATAATGTGAGATAAGTTCTTCATCGTAAAACCCTCTTTCGATGTTTTTCACAACCAATTTACGCACATGAATTGGATCGTAACCGTCATATACTTCTTTGCGCAGAGCGTAGTTAATCAACCGGCCCCCAACAAATTGATAGTTTGGTGTTTCTTCGTTAATAAGATCAGCCGCAGCTTTAATTAAAGTCTCTTGGATTTCAGAAGTTTTCATTCCGGTATAAAACTGGATTTGACTTTTAATTTCAACTTCACTTGGACTAACACCGGTAATACCTTCACAAGCGTGGAAAACCACTTTATGAAGTTTTTCAACGTTCAACAGCTCTTTCGTGCCGTCTCGTTTAGTAACTTGAATCATTCTTCTTCCTTTATAATATAGCTATCTTGTAAACAATATTTATATTGCCATCTTAGCTTTAATTGTATCATGATGCAAGTAATTTGTCAACTTAAATTTACTAGCAGTGTCGTTATCATATGCAGATATTAACTGTAATTCAAACTCGTTTTCAATAACAAGAGTTGGAGCTGGATATGCAGCGCGACTTAATTGCTCGTTTACTTGATCAATGTGATTTTGATAAATGTGGGCATCACCGATAGTATGCACTAAGTCGCCAACACCTAGACCACATTCGCGTGCTATAATGTGTGTTAGAAGGGCGTATGATGCAATGTTAAATGGCACACCCAGAAATACATCAGCGCTTCTTTGGTACATCTGGCAGCTTAGTTTGCCCTTATAAACTCGGAACTGAGCCATTACGTGACAAGGTGGAAGTGCCATGAAGTTGATTTGATTAGGATTCCACGCACTAAGAATTAATCGTCTACTATTTGGGTTTGTTTTGATTTCATTTAGAAGCCACTTAATTTGATCTGTGCCATAACTACTTCCAGGCCATTCATTGCCGATTTCGTTAAAGCCTCGCCATTGAAATCCATAAACTGGACCAAGTTCGCCATCTGCGTATCCTAGTGCTTTACCTTGCGCGTTTGCGTTTGCGGTCCAAATAGTTTGTTTGTTTACGAGTTCTTTTCTATCTTTGCCATATGTTAGCTCAGCTAGTCTACGCTCGTCAGTACTTCCTTCGAGGAACCACAACAATTCAGCAACTACTGATTTCCACGCAAGCTTCTTTGTAGTTACGGCAGGAAATCCTTCGCGTAGATCAAACCGCATCTGATGGCCAAAAATAGAACGTGTGCCTGTTCCAGTACGATCATCTACATCTTCGCCTGACTCTATAATAATGCGCAGTAATCTTTCATAATCATACATTGTTTTTAATCCATTTTGTAATTGTTCCGAAGCTTTTTACTTCCCAAGATGTGGCAGAAAATTGCTTCATGATTTGTTCTTTTGGTAAGAAAGTATCGCATTCATAATTGCTTTGAACGTTATTTAACCAAAGTTCGTCAATAATATCTAAGGAACTTTTAATCAGTTGGGCGCCGCCGATAATCCAAACATCTTGAGTACTTGATAGTATATTCAATCTTGATTTATAGATGTCCGGCTTTACAACTTCAACCATAAGATGGTCTAGTGTTCCCAGTGTATTTGAAACAATCACATTATACCTGTTTGGTAATGGGCAGAACGAGTATGGTAAGCTATCCCAAGTGTTGCGACCCATAACAACAACAGATTCCCAAGTACATTCTTTAAACCATTTCAAGTCTTCACTATTCTTTGGCCAAGGAAGATCGCCGTCTTTACCTATTCCCCATTGTGAATCGTGTGCTAATATAGCTCTAATCAAGTTTTTCTCCATGCTTGGAATTTCAATTCTGCTTGAAGACCTTTATACGTGTGGTCTTCAATTAACTTTTCTACATTCACGCCGGTGAGATGCATATCATTAATATCTTTACCTAGAACATTATCAGGCCAAATACAAATTTTGTAACCATTCTTGATTACTTTTTCCATACGCTTATGAATTTCTTTATTGCGTGGCTCAGCATCGAATACGTATATAGCATTTTCATTTGCAGAGTTACCATTGCCTTCAGCGCCATTCATAGATATAGCATTTTCAAGGAACATACTATCTAGAGCACCTTCGACAATGTAATATGGATGATCTAAGTTAACTTTGTCTAGACCGAAGATTTTTGGTCTTTCATCAAACATAATAGTTATATATCTGATTCCGTTAGGATTAAATCCACGGGCTGATACACCAAAGACTTTGCCGTTTTCATCTAAGAACGGAATAACTAATCTTGGTTCATCTTTGCCAATTTTTGCTGGGTCAAACTTATCTGGTATGATTTCGTTAATCCACGTCATAAAGTGGCGAGCATAAAACAAACGATAGTGATGTGCCGGAGGAATTTGTCGTGAAGTAATGTATTTCTTTATAGGATGATCATGACTAAGTTGACTGATTTTTTTAAGCTTTTTGAGGGGATCTGAGTTAAACACAGGAGCTTTTGTTTTGAATTGCTCGGCTGAGTCTTCTTTCTTAGTATCCTTAATAGACGTATTTGCGTTAGTTACAAACTTTTCAGCAATATAATCGTTATACAATAAAGGATCTACAGTTTTAAGAAAGTTATTGAAACTATGACTAGCCCCGCAGTTGTGACAGTAATAAGAGAACTTGTTATCTCGTTCTAGTAACCAACCACGAGCTTTTGAACGAGACTTCTCAGAATCGCCGCAAATAGGACAGCGAAAATTGATTTTGTACGGATTAGTGTGTCTTATTTTGAAATGATCAAGACGACCAGAAAGCATCTGTGCAAATTGAATATCAATAAATTCTGCCATAATAAAGAGTATCCACAGTGGTTATATACAGATACATTATAGCACAAAATAGCTATAATGTCAACCGTTAGTTACATTATATAGATTAATTATATACTATTAATTGAGAGTTGTCAACTTAAAAAAGTGTATTCCATTGAATATTTGCTGCTATGGCGATGACTGCTGCACCTAGACCCATAATGTACCATTTCCATTGCTCGAGCAATTTAATACGATCATCCATTGATGTCATTTTTTTATCTAGAGCACCATTCATTTTTGCAAGCTGAACCATGATTTCTTCATTGCGTTCTTTGCGGTTTTCTGCCGACTCTTTGGCAAGTTTATCATGGTCTGCGTAAGCAGATTTGCGGTGTTCTTCTAATCGTGTATTGATATTTTCAACGGCGGCAATATCTTCTTTTTTATGTTGAATAACCATATCGCCAAGTTCATTGATTTTTTCAACAGTGTTCTTAAGTATTTCGCCTTGAACAGCAACTTTTTGCGAGATGTCTGCCATTGATGCTAACGCAGTGTCGAATCGCCCGAAAAATCTTTCAATTTGCTTAAGATCTTTTTTTATTAACGCGACATCAGTCTTTAGACTAGTATCATTATCTTCAGACATTTGGTATTCCTTAGATTAGAAAACCTTACTAACTATTTTTGCTAGTAAGGTTAATTTTATTTTAGATATATACTGCTTGTATTTATTCATCCCAAACTTTCTCATATAATATAATTACTTGACGTTGTTGCTGAATATATGCTCTTACAGCACTTAAATTAGAAGCAATATCTTCATAACCTTTAGAAGTTAAAGCAAACAAAACTTTGTCATTTTTTAAATCTGCCATCACCTTCTCAAAATTCTCTGGTGTAACAACAATAAACTCTATATCTTTTAGAGAAAGAAGATCTGGCTGTATTACTATCGGTTTTGGTGGAACAACGTATTCAGTTTCAGTTACTATCTTCGCCGGTGGTTGTACTGGATTCGACGAGCACGCCGCGAGTGATAAGATCATCATAAATCCAAGGACATTCACTATTAAATGCTTTGCCATTTTTAGCGCTCCTTTCATTGTCTGTTAAAGGCGCACCAGATTCTAGCTCAAAGCATCTGAATGCTTTATTTGATGCGGTGTTGATAACTCTTTCAACTAGGGCAGGTTTAGCAGCGGCTAAGGCGCCAATATCATGTCTACCCAATCTGTCTTGGAGTTGGTTTTTTTGTTCGCGGATTAAGCTGTAACTTTGCTGTAGCTGTTGGAAATTTTCCCGCTGTGTTTCAAAGTTTGCTTCCATCCGAGCAATAGTATCAATATTCTTTTGATTAGCTTGCTCTATTTGTTCAACGTTCGCAGTTAATTGTGCGTTGTAAGCAGTTAATTCCATGATAGTAGCCTGAGTGGACTTGTAATACAAAGCTCCACCACCAGCTACTACCATAAGAATCATTCCGACATATATAAATGAGGGCATAATAAGATTAAGACGACTGGGTCGTCTTATTTACCTTTCTTCAAAAAGGCAGGCTTATCATCGTCTTCATCTTCATCTTCGTCGTCATCTTCGTCGTCGTCCATGTCATCTTCATCTTCGTCGTCCATGTCATCTTCATCTTCGTCTTCATCTTTAGCTTTTTTAGCTTCCATGATTTCGAGATACTTTTCTTCAAGACGATCTTGAATGCGTGATTCGATTTCTTCTGCAAATGCGTCCTTCATTTCTAGTGGACGACCTGCCATTGCTTCTGCAACGATTTTCTCTAAAGACATGTTAATCTCCTTTTGTTAAATGTAATTTAATATGTAGTACTATTTATTATCCAAACATCTTTGCTTGGGTATTCGGACCAACAATGCCGTCTGCTACTAGACCATTAACTTTCTGCCATTTCTTAACAGAAGTTAATGTTCCGAATCCAAAGTCGCCGTCAGCAGTTAAACCAAGAGCTTTTTGCATTTTAGCAACATCGTCACCTTTATCACCTTTACGAAGTGTGCGGGCTTCTTGTGATGCTTTTGCGGGATTAGCAGTAGGAGCTTTCGCTACTGATGCGCCACCCAATATAGCTTTTGCGGTTTCATAACGCTTATTTCTATCATCTAAACCTATTGTACCACCATTAATCTTTTTTGTCAACCCTAAATTGTCATCTGCATCAGCATATTTTTCAAGCTTATTAGTAGCCCAGAACCAGCAAGCTGACTCAAGTGCACCTTTTGGAGTAGCTACATATTCTGCTGATTCTTCTGCTGACATTCCGATTGATTTTGCAAATGCTGTATAGTTATTCCGGCCTGTAAGTTGCTTAATGCCACGGCCCCTAAATCTCCAACCATCACCGGCATTGGTATTGCCCAAGGCACCTTTTGCAGATCTGAATTCATCTTGGTAAACATAGTTAGCAATCTTTTCAGGTTTGCGCGCATAATCTTTAGCATTTCTTTTTCCTGCTCCAAAATAACGTCCAAATACGCTATTTAATGCTTTTTCTGAATAATTAAGGTTTTCTTCTAGCGCAGTAAAGTCCATCGACTCGTGACCACATTGTGCCATAAAACCAGCAATACGATTAGTTGTGTCAATACCATATTTTTCAAACATTGGTACTGCAGCATCATACCATGATTCTGGATCTTTGTTCTTCGAAATCATAGCGCTAAATTGTTCTAGTGTAATCATTGTGTTACTCCCATAATATCTCTTAATCTTTTCTTTTTCGTAGTCTTGTTTTTGCTAGTCCATTTTTGTTGGCCTGCATTAGACATGTGACCAGCATCCATACCAGCAATATTACCGCCACTTACGTTATTAGCTGGCTCTTCTTCTAATTCTGGTTTGATATTAATAGCAGATTCAGTAACTTTTTTACCTTT